CCTTCAGATAATTCTAGTGTGTAATGTACTACGTTATATCCTAAAGCAGCAGCATAAGCTCCCATTGCTATAACACCCCAAGACTTACCACCACCTGGATTACCGAATAATAGTACTAAATCACCTTTACCGTAACCACCTTGTGTTAAGTCGTTAAACACAGGCCAAGGGAATGGTATTGCTCTTCTATCATCATCTCTGTATCGAGACTCAACATCGGCTTCATAAAGATGTCCTATATTTTTATCTTCACCTGCTTTTAAAGCACGATTAATTAGTTGTTTAATACCATCATAATCACCTAGATTCAATAAATCAACAGATGTCATAATTGCTTTTTTCATCTGTTGGTTTTGACAGAAATTAGAAAATTCTCTCTCAACCCATTCCAAATCACTAGCATCTGCTAATCTATAAGCTTCACGAATTGCTTCAACTAGTGATATTCTTAATACTTCATTATCTATCTTTTTTATCTCAATTGATAATGTTTCAGCAGTTGGATAAGTATGATATTGTTCAAAATATTTAATAACATAATCAACAACCCATTTATGAGAGGGATTCTCAAAATACTCACTATCTAATGAATCTGATATGTTAAGTAAAAAATCTCGTTGTGTTAATAATGCTCCTAATACTTTAACTTGAAATACGTTTCCGTAATTATTTAATTTGTTTAATGTTGCCATAACCTTTTATAAATTTACTAAAAATTTTCTAACCCTCCAAAAACTTGATTAAGCCAATTTGATACATTAGGTATACTTTCTCCTAAATGATCTGCCAAATACATTTGCATAAAAACATGTTTATTTAATGAATACTGGTTATTAAAATTTTGTTGTATTTCTTTTTTATTTTCATCAGATAATGGAACAGTATGTAAATCCATTAGTTGTCTATTTATATCTAACTGATAAGATCTTTCTACAACAGATGAATATAAAGCATGTTCATTAACTCTGTTTGCTGAGTATTCTATAATTTCCTGTAAACTAACTTTTCTGTTTTCATTTAAAATAGGAAATAATTTAAGTAACTTTTTAGGGCCCAAACCAGGTACACCTGGTAGATTATCTGATGTATCTCCCATTAATATTTTATAATTAATAAAATTCAAATGGTTAATATCATATTCAGCCTTTACATCTTCAGGTTTGTATATTTTCTTTTTAATAGGCGAATAAACTCGTGTTTTATCGCTTGTTAATTGTAAGAAATCTTTGTCAGCAGACATGATGGTGACTTCCTTAGTTAGCGCGAAATTCTCGAATTTTACCGCGAGATAACCAATAACATCGTCGGCCTCAATACCATCTATACAAATTATAGTAACAGGTAAACATTTAAGATACTGTATTAATCTACTAACCTGGTTTGTTATAGCTTCAGTTTCTTCTTCCTTACTACTAAATATAGAATAATTAGTCATACGACTTTTATTTCTATTAGCCTTATATTCAGGGTATAAGTTACGTTTGTTGTTAGAACCTCCTATTCCATCAAATACGATAATTACCTTAGTAGGATCTATCGTTTTAATAGCATAACCCAATGATTTTAAAAACCCAGTGAGCCCACCTATGTGGGCTCCGTCTGGATTTATGTGGTTTATCATTGTAAAACTTCTCAAGAAAGTATTTAAACCATCAATTATTAAAATTGAATCTTGAGCATTACGAGGATTATTGTTTATATTTGCTAAAAGTTGAGCATACTTATTCTTCATTGTCTACTTCGATCATTGGTGATATTCTACTACTTTCTTCCCATTCTGAGCTATCTTCAATTATTTGAAGTTTTTCAATATCTACTTTTTCACCAAACCATTCGTGAGCATGAAGTCTTTTATATTCTTTTTCTGCCTCTTTAGTATCAGGGATAAAACCATGAGGAGTTACAATTACTGTAGTGGAAGTTGCAATACCACAATCAGCATGGATTTTATCAATTGCTATTTTAGTACGTTTAGCAAACTCTACTTTTTTACCCTTATGTTGGGCAAATATCTTAGATGTACCACTATTAGTTACGTTACCAAATGTAGTAACAATTGTAGCATCCCAATACATAGCATTACCTCCTTTGTTAGTCATTTTAGGTTGGCTCATTGGTGTTAAAGCAGGTTGTACCCCTGTTTTATTAATAACAAAGAATGTATTAGTGTATGGATAATTCTCTTTACGTGATAGAGGAAACTGTTGGTTAATAAAATTACCAAATTGAGTTGCCATGGCACCTGCGTTCCACATAGGATTGTTATTACCTTGCTTAACACTCATTTCACAGGGAATAGAACCAACTGAGTCCCATAAGAATAATAAATCATATGGTAATTTTCCTTGTTTTTGCTCGTTTAGAATGTCAGCAATAAATCCAGCTACATCTTCAATTGTATTTAATGATGCTCTATCTACATATAAGAAAAATCCTTTGTAGTTTACCTCACCTGTTTCTTCATCTACTACTTCCTCTAATTCTAATCCCATCATTTTAGCATGAGAAAAATCCCATTTCATCTCAGTAATAATGAATACAGGTAATATTCCCATTTTTTGAGCTGCTACAGCTGTCTCAATCAATAATGTAGTTTTTCCTGTATCTGATCCTCCACGAGCTATATAAACATGCCCCATAGGAACACCAGGAATAGAAAGAGCATCTTTAACTGCTGGTGAAAATGGAATCCATCTTTGTTTTTTGAACTTAGATGATTGATCTAAGTATTTTGATTTTTTAAACGCCTCTATATCAAACGGCTTTTTCAAACCGTCTGATATAGCAGTCGTTAAACTGTCTTTTTTGGCCATATATTTTAGTCGTTAAATAAACTATCAAATTTATCTGCATTGCTAGTTTTTGCAGGTGCATCTACTTTATAGGTACTAGCAGTTGATGTACCTTTTTCCCATGGTAAATCAGATGTTTCTTCTTCATCCTCTTCTTCAGTAGCTGATGCTACAGGAGTTTCAGTTTCTTCAGCTGTTTCTTCTGGGTTTAACCACTTGTTAAGAATTTCTTGTAATTCTTCAAATGTATGATGTTTATTAACGGTTAAAATATCAGGCTGTTCGTCTAATACTTTTTGTACTAAAGCAGCATCTTCTGAAATAGGTGATGACTTAACTTTAGGACGGATAGAACATTTTACACTTTTTCTACCAGCAACAGTATCTTCAACAGCTTCAATAGTGAAATCACGTCCTTCAGTGATGTCTGTGTAGTCACCATAGTCTTCATCAGCAGCAATACCTAACAATTGCTCATAAGTTAATTTACCAAATTCCCATAAGCGAGCACCTTTGTCTTCCTCACCACGTACTAATACTGGTGCGAAATAACGTAATTTTGGTTCAACTTTTTTAGCTAATTGCCAATCATCTTTGTCTGAGGATTTGCGTAATTGTTTTGCAAATTCAACAATAGGATCTTTTTCATTCCAATTTACTAATGCTAAAATTGGGCCTCTTGAAAAACCATAATGGAAGTAAACTTCACGGAATGGATTAGATTTGTCGAACTTAGAAGGTAAAATACGTACTTGGTACTTACCTGGCTTTGGTTTCCAGAAAATTTTCGTGTAATCAGTTTTTTCTTTCGGTTTGCCTTTGTTTTGAGAAGCGGCAAGCTTCTGTTTAATTAATGATAAATCCATAACTTATTATTTTGTATAAATATAAAACTTTTATTTTGGTCTTCCAAATATTTTCTAACGAATATTTATCTTTTTTAGTGAACGTAACATAGCTTGTTTATACATCTCTACAGTAAGTTTATCTATAGTCAAATTTTTAAGTCCTAAAACCTTCTCTAGAAAATGTATATTTTCTTTAGTACCTGGGTCATAATATGCCGTAAATTCACTTGCTGCATCTTCGTAGTCTTCAAAGCCTAAATCCTTAGCTAATTGCTCTACAAATTCATCGTCCCAAACATATAAATAACCATATTTCTCTGCTTCTTCAGGATTAGGATTTTCATAAAACACTGTCCCTAATGCTTTTCTATTATCATTAGATTGAATCTTTATCTCGTTTATTCCTGCTAATTCCTGGAGTCGTTTGGCTTATTT